CGCTACGACGCAGAATGGGGCCCGAGGGCCGTCTACGTCGGCACCGACTTGCACAATTGCATAACGGGGCCGGCAATGATGGTCGCTATGGAACGCCTCTGCGCTCTCGTGGACACGGACAACCACGGAACCACCATCGGTGGCGGACACATCCGCTTCGGCTACAAACGCCGGGACACCGATTTATGTGACTTCCTCACCCGTGACCCAGAGCTCAATGAAAACTGCGTCGAAGGCGACTACAGCAGGAACGACCGTGAGCAAAGATCCCGTATGGCACTAATCGTCGACAAAATGCTCGACGTCTTGAAGTTACCTGCTTGGCTCAGGCAACTCATGTTATGGTCATCCGAAGAGTACCAGGTTTACCTGGCCGCAGCTGGACTGAAAGCAACCCTCAAACATCAACTCCCAACAGGCACCACCGCCACGACGTTCAGGAATTCGACCATCAACATGGTCATGTTCGTCGTATCCATGCACCGTCAAGGTGTCAAGCGGTTCCGTGCTCTTATCCTGGGTGACGACCTGTTAGCCGTGCTGGACAAGAAAATCAGCACACAAAAATGGCAACAGGATGTCGATGCTTTCAAAATGGTCCTCAAAGCTATCGCGCCTCTCCTGGAAGGGGAAGCTACGTTCTTGTCGAGACGTATCTTCACCCTGTGTGAGACCCCATGCATGATGCCAAGACTAGGTAAAGCCCTAGCAAGGTTCAATGTGCGTGCCACAAAAGACGAAAGTTGTAGTGACGATCAATACATGGCTGGCAAAAGCCTCAGCTACGCATACGAATTTAGGCATGTTCCGTATTGCTCATCCCATTTCATGTCTCGCTTCCGCCACCACTGGGCTGAGCTATCTCCCTCTCAACAAGAGGAACAGATGCTGCCCGAACAGTCGTGGTTTACTAGGATTGCGGGACTTGACACCACGGATAAGATCATCAAGGCCATCGAGAATGAACGCGTCCTTATCTCGGACGATTACTTCCTCGACTGGTGTGTTGATACTTATGGTTTGGGATTGTGCGATGTCGAGGAACTATTAGTCCAATTCGTTTCTGAGGGTTATGGGTATCGGGTTGTCGACTCGCCCCATTTCGCCGCCTTGTCGTCGGATTTTTGAATTAACCAACGTTTTTTAGTGAGCCCCCGCTGGTTCAGGGCCTACACGGAG